AATTCATAATACTTAGCATTATAAATTGGGAGGAAGGTATAATTATTAGTAGGATTGCTAGATAAGTTGAAATAGGAATCCGTTGCCATTGTAGAAAGAAGGTATTAAAAGAAGGTATTAAAAGAAGGTATTAAAAGAAGGTATTAAAAGAAGTAAATATAGTTTTTAGTTTTATATTTATTTATTCTAAATAGTATATTTATTTTTAAATTTCAATTTTATGTCTATCTAGAATACTAACTTAAAATATATTCAAAACAGAACAAAAAAAGATATAAAATAATATATACTATCTAAAAAAATAATCTAAAAAAATAATCCATTACAATATGATTTTGAACCTACATTAGAAAACACAACACAAGATAACACAAGATAACACAAGATAACATAAAATAATATAAATAAAAATTGAAATTATAATGTGGTTTGTATATTTTTTTTATTATGATAGCAAAAGATAAAAATAAAAAAACATAATGAACTACTCAAATATTACTGAATTGGATTTATCTAATAAAGGATTAACAAAATTACCAGATTTAAGTATTTATACTAATTTAAAAAAATTATATTGTAATTGCAATAAAATTGTTAGTCTAGATAATCTTCCTCTAACAATAATAGAATTAAATTGTAGTTGGAATAAAATTACTAGTCTAGATAATCTACCGCCAACAATAATAAAATTAAATTGTTCTAATAATAAGATTATTAGTCTAGATAATCTACCGCCAACAATAATAGAATTAGATCAGAATTAGATTATTTATTAGTTTAGCACATACCTAATTAATCTTCAAAGAAGAGAGATTACATTATTATAAGTTTTATAACCATTTAATGAAAATTTATATGTTTTGTTAGAATGAGTTTCAATATTTTTTCAATCTTTTTTATTTATCTTTATATATAGTAGATATTCAATTAAATATGAATAAATCCAAAAAAATCATTATTGTATTATTAATTTTAGTTATAATAGTATCAACTATATATATATTTAGTAAAAAAAATGATAAAAATTATAAAGAATATTTTACTGTTCCAAATACAACATCGTCAGTAACTACTACTACAACCCCTAATTCTACATCATCAGGAACTGAAACTAATACAACCCCTTATTCTACATCATCAGGAACTGTAACTACTACAACCCCTAATTCTACATCATCAGGAACTGAAACTACTACAACCCCTAATTCTACATCATCTGGAACTGAAACTACTACAACCCCTAATTCTACATCATCTGGAACTGAAACTAATACAACCCCTTATTCTACATCATCATCAGGAAGTGGAACCACTACAACAATCCCTAATTCTACCTCATCTGGGACTGGAACTACTACAACCCCTAATTCTACATCATCTGGAACTGAAACTAATACAACCCCTAATTCTACGTTATCAATTACAGCAACAACTGTGCCAATGAAAAATAATGGTTATAAAATACCTAGTACAAATTTATATCAAAATAATTTTAATGGTTCTAGTAATGTTTATTCTCCTTATTTATATGTCGAACCTTTTCAACCAGTTTCATATGATATGAATAATTATGCATTTATTTAGACTATTGACAATACAAAAAACTAAAGGAATAAAAAAATAGAAACAATCATATAAGTTAATTAGTGTATTTAGTTAATTAGTCAAATGACAATTTTTGATTATAATTATAACAATATAGAAAATCTAAAATATTATCATTCCCATTTTCAATTTCAATTTTAATTTTAATTTCAAAATTATTTTGTATTTTTTGCAATATGTTTTTTCGAGGACGACCTCGTTTGCTTATTAATTTATTAACTTTATTAACTTTATTTGGGAAATTATTATTATGTTTTTTTTTGTTTTCTAAATATTTTTTGTTTCTAGCACATTGTAATTTACTTTGATGCATATATTTATTTATAAAAGAAGTAATAATACTATTATTTTCATTTAATTTATCTAATAATGATATCATTGTATTACATTTAGTAGTAATTATTTTATAAATAATATTGCTTATATTGCCTATATTACTACTATTTTGCTGGTTATTGTCTTCATTATTTTGTAAAATATTATCTATAAATTCTAAATTATTTTTAATAAAATTTTCATATTTTTCAGAATTATATTGTAATTTATCTCTATAGTAAGTAAACATTTAATATATAATTGGAATAGGAATTAGTTGTGCTACAGAATACTTATTACTTATTACTTATTACTTTTGGATAAAAATAACAAATTAAAAAAATCAATTTTATTTATTTTATAAACAAATCTAGATTATATAAAGTATTTTACAAAGAAATATATTTCTTTTCAAACTCAGTTATACTAACTATTTCTATACCAAGTTCCCGGGCTTTATTTAATTTGCTACTACCTTCATTCGGGTCTTTAGCAATTACAATAGTAGTTTTTCCAGATATACTAGAACCAATTGCCCCTCCACCATCAATAATTTGCTTTTCCATATCAGCATTACGAACACCTGTGAATACTGCAACCATTCCGGCAAATTTATTTCCTTTTGGAATATCCTTACTTGCCACATCTTCTATTTCAATCTTAATCATAGAATGTATGGTTAGCCATTCAATAAATTTTGGCATACCAATAATAAATATATCGGCAGTCTTATCACTAAACCCGCTAATACCAAGTATATCTGCTTTTGTAATTTTTCCCTGTTGCCATTTATTAAAGAATTTCGGAATTGCATCTAGAATCATTTTAAATTTCTTTTCTCCTAATCCTATTGTAAATACACCACTTGCAGTCATAACCCGCTCTAGTGGCTGTGGTTTATCAATAACTTTATGAAATGCATTATAAACATTGGTTGCACTTTTTAACTGAAATCCTTCTACCTGTGTTATTACATCTGGTGTTAGTTCTAAAATAGTCTTTACTTCATCATACCCTGCATTAACAAATTTATTAACTACACCTTCCCCTATTCCATCAATTTTCATAACTTTAAAGAATGCAATTATCTTTTGAACACGAACATCATTATTATTTTCAATATCGTCCACAATACCATCTACACGGGTTTCATTCCAATGCCACTTAAGTGTTTCACTGGGCATTTGGGGTTGTTTACTAGATTTAATAATTTCATAAATATAGGGAATTACATCACCTGATTTAATTATTTTCAATTCTGTTCCAATTCCAATATTATTATCCACAATATATTTTAAATTAAAACCAGTAGTATATTGATGAGAATCACCTTTTATCATTACCGGTTTATATTCAATCCGTGGTGCTAATGTTCCGTGTTTAGAAATATTATATTCTACATTAACAACTGTTGTAGTTGCAATTTGGTCTTCTAATTGCATTTTAAATGCTACTGCATATTCTGGATTTTCTTTAGTTGCCCTTTTAAAAATTGCACTGCTATCATCCAATACAATACCGTCTATTTCATAAGCACTTGCTTTTTTAAAATTCATTAGTATTTCGGGTAATTGATTTTCCGTAATATTTTGATAAATTTTGTTTCTAGCAACATTAAATCCTAGTTTGTGAATAGTTTCAAATTGTTGTTGGAATGTCATGCTAGATGGATATATAAATTCATAGAATATAATTTCCATATCTCTAACAATTTTTACATCAGGCGTTTTAGAATTTACTATACCCGCAATTAATGACCGGGCTTTAGGATACATTTTATTATATTTTGCATTATATACTTCATTTTTAATAATAATTTCACCTCGCAATGCAATATGCCCATCTTGGTTTAAAGGGTTTTCAATCATCTTTATAATTTCCTTTTTATCTAATTTGTTATTGCTAGAGATAGCAATGTTATCTAGTAAATGACTAATGTCTTGCCCTTCAAAACCATCACCGTGTTTGTATAATTTCATCTGGAAATCAGACCCACTAGTTCCAGAGGACATAATGAAAAGACAGGAAAGACCGTCTAATTTTTCTGATATTAGAATTTGCTTATTATGTTTAGCAAGCCATTTTGTAAGTGATTTTTCATTAGGCTTAACTTTATCTAAAGAACCTAAATAATAAGGTAATTTTACTGCATCTTCTGGATTAACTACCGGTGCACCTACTTTATCAAATACCTTACTATTAGGTTTCTTTTCTCTTAAAATGTTCTCTAGAATGTCAAAAGTTGCATCAGTTAGTAATGGTTTATCAGTATTATAATAATCATTAATTGCTTGTGTTAATATTTTTTCTAGTAATCCTAGTTCTAGGCTTATACCTTCAATATGCGGATTAGCCTCTAACTTGGAAATTAGAGCTTTAGTAATACGATTGCTGGTTGAACTTTTTGTTGTCATTCTTATTATATTATACTGTATTTATTATACTGTATTTATTATACTGTATTTATTATACTGTATTTATTATACTGTATTTATACTGTTTTATATTGGTTTTTGTTTTCAATTTTTTTTTGTTATTTATCAAATTTATTTTTTCAAAGTTATTTTTTTCAATAGTAAAATAGAAAAATAGCAAAAATTATAATTTTTTGCAAAAAATTGATTAACCAACCCTTAAATTAATTTTTATTATTAACATTATCTTTAACGAAACTCAATAGTTTCTTTTGCAAAATGAGTGGCGACATTGTTTCTTCAGTTTATGTTTCATATAAGGCAAAGCTGGACATTACGCCAGATACAGTTATTATTAGTGATGAACCCGATTTGCCACGAACTATAAATTATGGTTCTGATAAATTTGATATTCTAGTGGAAGAAACTGACATTGGTAAAAAGAACAAAAAACTGAAAAAAATTACAATCAGAAAGAAATTGCCAGTCTGTCCTATTTCAATGCTATCTATTCCGCCAAATACTGGTTTCAAATTCTATAGTGGTTTTGCATTGAATGTTCATAATATTAAAGTATCACAACATCATCATTTCATTCTACATCCCGCCTATTATTGTATGATTGCAGATGGTGTATTCCTAACTGTAAAAATTACTGACAAACGTAAAATAGAACCAGAGGTTTATGAAATATTATGCAATACTCTTAATAACGATATTGCTGAAGTAATTCGAGAACAATATAATTATATGTTTGGTGGAACATATGATTATCGAATGCGAAATCCACCTATTGATACAACACAAACTTATCATAAAAAAGCACTCCGTCATCTGGTGGACGAAGGAAAATTGGAAGTAGGTGTATCTGAAACTATTTATAGTGATATAATGATTTTGACTCCAGAATCATTTGATTATATATATCCAAATGGCGGAATGTCTTATTTACGACATTACTGGACTTCTTCTGAAAAAATGATGGCTACACGACAAGAACTTATTGAAAGTTATCTGTAAGCGTTATATTTTTATTATCTTTTTATTTTTTCTTTTTCTTTTTCTTTATTTTTCTATTTCTTTTCTTTTTATCTTTTTATCATATAGTATAAGTTTTCTAGAGATGTTCCATTTATTATTATCTTTACAAAAAAATAAAAAAATTAGATTTTTAGTAATTACATTTGTGCTTATAATTCTATTCACTATAATTTATTGGATGTTAGGTTCTAGTGAGAATTTTAATTTCAATTCAAATAATTCTAATAATCCTAATAATCTAACATTTCTAGATGCATTGTATTTTGCGATGGGAACATATACTACAATTGGATATGGTGATATTACTGCAAAAAGCCAATTAATGCGTGGTATTGCAATTATTCAAATTACATTGTTAATTATTCAGATTGCATTTGCTAATTTATAATGTATGGTAAAAAAATTGATTTTTAATACAAATTATAATTTATATATTTATATTTATAAAATCTGCAATAGTGTAAATCTGCAATAGTGTAAATCTGCAATAGTGTAAATCTGCAATAGTGTAAATCTGCAATAGTGTAAATATGCAAGATAGTATAAATAGTTTAAGTGGCATAAATGATTTGAATTCATATAATCGATTAGATACAGACAAGGTTTATATATATAATGATACTTTAATAAGTAAAGCTGATATTTTAATAGGTAATTTAAATGAAAATATAAAATTACCAGAAGTATTTATTACTGAAATATTTATGACTGAATATAAAACTTATTATATTATTTTGGATTATTATATTACAAATTCACTTATTGTATCATTTAAAAATTTTATTAAGAATAATAATGATTTACCAGATGATATAATAAATTTAATATGTTATAATTTATTTGGCTATTATAATTTAGATTTTCTAGATAGAATATCTGATAAATATCATCATGAATTATTACTAACACAATATATTTTAGATAATAAATGTAAATTTGCTAGCAAAGATAATTACTATTATACTAATTTTTATATATTAGATAATAAAAATAAAGATGATTCATATATATTAGAAGACATATATAATCATTATAGCAGAAATAATAATTATAAAGGTATGTTTTATTGGATTACAATTGATGCACTAGAAATTGACCTTGATACATAATTACATTGTTTATTATTTTATTGCTTCCTATAGTTTTTTTATTGTTTCCTATAGTTTTTTTATTGTTTTCTTTATTTTTAATAGACCTTATATATTTAATGATATATCTAATACCAAAAAATAAAAACAAATAAAACAAAAATTAAAAAAAAATAATATGTGTCTAGATAGCCTAATATTTTACTAACTATTTATACTTAAAAATTATACTTAAAAATATAGTAAAGTATTAAAATAATAATTAAAAAATAGTAAAATAATAATTAAAATAATAATTAAAATAATAATAAAAATAATAATAAAAAAATATATTATAGATAAAATAAGTTTGTCTAGAATAGAATAAAAGAATGTCTGTAGATCCAAAACAAATTGTAACATTTGATAAATCAATTATTCTAAGTTATCGGGAAGGTTCTAGCCAGACACAAAATGGAACAATCGGTCAATTACGTTTTAATCAATCTACTTTAAAATTTGAGGGGTATCATAGCAACGCAGGCTCTCTATTAGGAGAAGTTTGGAGACCTTTAACCCAAGATTTTGCATCATCTAGTAATCTTGGTGTTATAAAAGTAGGCACAAACCTAACTATAAATCCTACCACTGGTGTTTTATCTTCAATTGCGACAGGAGTTAGCAGATATTATCAATTAGTAATAACAGTATCACCTATTCCAGGTGCGGCGGATTATCAAACTATTAACACTGCAATTACAAATGCCATAGGAACACCTGCCGGTGGATATTTAGATGGAACATTAACAAGTAATTTAGGTTCGCCGCCATCGCCAATATATCCATTTGTAATTCAACTTGGTCCGGGACAATATTCTGAACCGCTGAATCAAATCATCTTGCCAGATTATGTATCTCTTATAGGTGAGGGTAATTATAATTCGGTAATAACTCTTAATTCTGGAAATACATCTGTTTCTACTGGTTCAATGTTAGTCGTGGGGCAAAATACATTTGTTCAAGATTTAGTAATTAATCTAGATGATGGAGCTACATCCTTATGTTGTAATGGATTATATGCGGATAATAAAAGTAATGTTGTTATTGATAATTGTATTTTTACTTTGGGAAATAATATTAGCACTACTTCAACTTTATCAGGTATTAATATATCTGGTGGCAACAATAATATAATATCAAATTGCCAATTTTTATATAACATTAATAATCCTGTTTTTAATTGTGAGGTATATGGATGTATTGTGATTAGTTCAGTAGTTCAAATGAATAATAATATTATAAATTTTGAAGTATTAAATATAGGACTAAATATTGGTATTTATATTGAAACCACCAATTCCCTAAATACGATTACAGATACAATAGATATAAATAATTTGAAAGTATATATCAACACTAGCACTTCCCCAGGAAATAGTAATTTTGGTTTATATTTATATAATAGTAGTGTAAATATTAGAAATTCCCAAATAGAATCTGCCAATGACCCCACAAATATATTGGGAAGAACTAATTATGGTATTAGTTTTCAAGGTGATATTAGTAATCTTTCAAGTAATACATCTAGTAATATTATTTCATTCACCCATCGAGACCAATCAAATCCATTAAATGGATATGACACTATTAATAGTTCGGATATATTACAAGTTAATTTTACTACTTTGGGATTTATGCGAGGGCAATATATTAAGGTTTCGGGTTCGCAATATAATGACAATGTTTATAAAATTGCTGATGTTCCCACATCTAATACTATTGCGGTTGAATATAATTATTCTCTGGTTAATGAATCTATTTCTGCACTAAATACTATAACTATAAATAGTTTATATAATCTAGATATATCGCAAACTTCATTTAATGGTTCCACGAATGGAATATATAACCAAACTGGAAATTCATATTATTATATTAATCTAGAGAATGTAATTAATAATGGGGCATCATATTTAATAGAACCGTCAATTGCAATTTATACTGGATATAAAATAATAACCGTTGGTTCAGAAAATTGTGATTATAAATTATTAAGCCAAGCAATAGCAAATATTAATAATAACAATGCAAATTCAAGATATAAAATTCTAATTGCACCTGGAATTTATAGTGAATACAATGTTATACAGTGTTTGCAATATGTAGATATTGAAGGTTGCAGTAATGATAATACTATATTACAATTTTATCAAGTAGATAATGTAATTAATGGCTCCCCAACTAATAATGCATCTTGTTTAATATTAGCATCATATGCAAAAATAAGTAATTTGCAAATACAAAATTCTAGCAAAGATAATACAATTAATTCAACTTCATCAGTTTTATATAATTATAATCTACCTGGAATTGAACAAGTTATACTAGAAAATATAGTTATTGAGTCTGTATGTGGTTCAGTTTATAATTATGGTATATATCTTTCAAATGCTAGCAATATATCACTAACCAATGTATCAATTTTAACACAATCTAACGATAATACTACTACAACCCCATTATTGAATATTGGATTTGTAGCAAATTCTTGTGGTAATAATAATAATGATAATATAATTTGTAATAATGTAAATATAACCGCCAACTCTGTATTTTGTAATGATAATATAGCAATTCGTTGTATAGATAGTAATGCAACTTTAAATAATATTACGTGTATAGTTAATTCTGGCAGTAATCAAAATATATGTATTCAAACTGAAAATACTACTACTACTGAAAATTTAATAGAAATATTTAATGGACAATTAAAAGCAGAAAATAATATTGAATACTCATTATTTGCAGATGATTATTATACTATTGTTTGTAATGGAGTTAATATTATTGGCGATACCTATACTAGCCCAATTCAATCTAAAATAGTTTGCATAGGATGTTATTCATTTACTTCAACCCAATATAATACTTCATATCAAACTATTAATTTCCGCGGTCAAAAAGAACAAGCATTAGGAACTATTACCCTTGGAGATACTGCAGGGAAACTCAATTCAACTGGTGTAAATAATCTTATAATAGGTGTTAATGCCGGTTCTAATGTGTCTTCAGCATCTAATTCTGTTTTATTGGGAACTAATGTCGGAAGTCAAATAACAACTGAAACTGATAATACAATAATAGGTTTTAATTCAGGTAATAAGGTGATTAGTGGTTATAATACATTATTAGGTTCTAATGTTGGATTAACATTAATCTCAGGAAGTGAAAATACTATTATTGGATATAGTGCTGGAAGTAATATAGGTCAAAATTCCCAGTTAAATACAATAGTCGGTTCTCGTGCAGGCGTAAATCTAGGTGAGGGTTCAGCTCTAAATACCATAGTTGGTCTTGCTAGTTTTAATACAACGTCAAATGTATTATTCGCTAATACAACACTAGGATATGGTGCAGGCGGATTTGCAAATGGTGGTAATACTAATGTCTTTCTGGGTGCAGCTTCCGGATTATTTTCTATTGGTGATAATAATGTATTTGTTGGTACAGAAAGTGGTTTTTTTAATCAAGCAAGTAATATAACTGCTGTTGGGACTGTTGCCGGATTTAATAATCAAAATGGTATAAAAAATACTTATTTAGGTTTCCAATCTGGTTTTAATAACACCACTGGAAATGCAAATACTTTCATTGGAAATAATACTGGTTATGGTGCAAATAACCCAACATTTCTAACGGGTTCTTTCAATACATTAATTGGTAATGAATCGGGATATTCTCTTTCAACTGGTTCTAGAAATATTCTTATTGGCTCTACTAGCGATGCAAATATGGCAACAAATGATGCCCCTGGATGGAATCTTACTGATGGTAATGATAATATTATGTTAGGTGTGCAAGCAGGATTTAAGACTACAGTGGGAATAAATAATATAATTATTGGTTCCAATGTAGGTTCTAATATTACTGCCGCTAGTAATAATGTTTTAATTGGGAAAGATACTGCAACATCTTTAAACACTATAGGTCAAAGTGTTATAATTGGTTCTGGTGCCGGTCAAGGTAATATAATAGGTAATTCTTTACTTATTGGTTATAATGCAGGTATTCAAAATATTAGTAATGGGGCATTTGCAATAGGATATTCAGCCGGGTCAAATGTTTCAGGTGATTTTAATATGTTTATGGGCTATAATGCAGGTGGATTACCGGTGGTTAATACTACAGGAGCATATAATGTTGCAATTGGACCATATACTGGATATAATATAAGTTCTGGCACACGTAATATTATTGTGGGTTCTGGTGATTCGGTTGAAAGTGCGGGTAGACAAATTAGCACTGGCAGTGATAATACTCTAATGGGATATAAAGCAGGGAGAGCATTACAACTTGGAAGCGGGAATACTTTAATAGGTAGTAATGCAGGTGCAAATCTTACTAGTGGTGGGAATAATCTTATATTAGGTTATAAAAGTGGTTTTAATCTAAATACTGGTTCATATAATATTGTTCTTGGTCCAGAAGCGGGTTTTAATTTAAATACTGGTTCATATAATATTACTTCTGGGTATCAATCTGGATATAATAATATTTCAGGTTCTAATAATATTAATCTTGGTTATAAAACAGGTTATACCAGCACAAATAATAATAATAATATTCATATTGGTAATGAAGCCGGATATGATTCAATTGCAAGTGATAATATTTTTATTGGTTCTTATGTTGGGGTTCAAAATACTTCTGGCATTAATAATATATTTATAGGACAATACGCAGGATATGGTGATAATCCTAATAACCAACAAATAGGAATAAATAATATATTCTTAGGAACAAATGCCGGTAAGTCAAATGATAACGGAAATAAAAATATATTTATGGGTAATCAATCAGGTAAAGCTAGTATTGGAGGTTCCAAAAATATTTTTATTGGTGAAAATACTGGGTCTACAGGTACTACTAGTCATAATATTTTTATTGGTTCTGCTAGGGATGATAATAAAGGTGTAGGGTATTTAGCAAATACCACCGGACAATATAATGTTTTTGTGGGACACGATGTTGGAATTGCAAATACTACTGGAAGTGATAATATTTTTTTGGGTGATAGTGCTGGTTTTGCTAATATAGATGGTATCCAAAATATTTATTTAGGTACTAATGCTGGAAAATCTGGTAATAGTGGCACTGCAAATTATAATATTGCTATTGGTTCTGATGCAGGTATTAATAATCAATCAGGAACCCAAAATATTTTAATAGGCAAACAAGTTGCAGGACTAACTACTAGTACAGATTATAATCAAAATATTATAATAGGTAGTGAGGCAGGGCAAAATATCCAACAAGATAATCAGATTTTCATTGGAACTAATGCAGGTAAAAATAATACTACTGGTGATAGAAATATATTTATTGGTCTCAATGCAGGTAGTACCAATGTAATTAGTCAAGATAATATTATAATAGGTAGCGATGCCGGAGTATCATTGGTAGGTGCAAGTGGTTTAGGTGATAATGTAATAATAGGTTCTCAAGCCGGGCAAGATTTAACAAACGGTATTAATAATATTTTTATTGGTTCTAATGCTGGCACTAATGCGATAACTAGTCGTAATAATGTAGTTATTGGTGCAAATGCTATGGCTTCTGGTGATTCTAGTAATGTTGTAATTATTGGTAATCAATCTGGAACTAATAATCAGTCGGATGGTATTATTGCAATTGGTTATTTAGCAGGTAATGCAAATACTATTGGCACTGATAATCTTTTTATTGGTAAAAATGCAGGGGAAAATACACAAACTGGTAATACTAATATTTATATTGGTTTGGCAGCAGGTGCGCAAAATAATAGTGGTTCTACTAATATATGTATTGGCAGTAATGCAGGTGAAAATAACATTTCAGGTGAAAATAATATATGTATTGGTGCAAATGCAGGGCAAGTTAGTACGGTTAGCGATAATATTTTTATAGGTCCTTCTTCTGGCATTAGTAATATAAACGGATATCAAAATTTATTTATTGGTAGTGAATCTGGATATAATAATAGTAATGGTGCTATAAATTTATTTATAGGTAGTAAATCGGGATATAATAATGATTCCGGATCTAATAATATTTTTATTGGTTTTGAAGCAGGATATAATAATATATCAGGCTTGCAAAACATTTGTATTGGAGAAAGCTCTTGTTATTCAAATAAAACTGGAAATAATAACATATATTTCGGCGGGTTTTCTGGTTATTTAAATGAAACAGGAATTAATAACATTTGTTTAGGTAATAGTGCGGGTTTTAATAATTTAGCTAATAATAATATTTTTATTGGTCTTTTATCTGGATATAAAAATACAATCGGACAGAATAATTTATGTATGGGTTTTAGATCTGGATATAATAATACAATAGGAATACAAAATATATGTATTGGTTATGAATCTGGATTTAATAATAATACTAGTAGTCAAATATTTATTGGTGTTAATGCAGGTTATAATAATACAACCGGAACACAAAATATATTTATTGGTTATAATTCAGGATTTAATAATATAGATGGATACGACCATCTTTTTATTGGTTCTAATTCAGGAATAAATAATATAGGCGGATACGCAAATCTTTTTATTGGTAATGATTCAGGAAGAGCCAATCAGTATGGTTTTGCAAATACTTTTATTGGTAGTTATGCAGGTGTTAATTGTGTAAGTCATAATAATGTATTTATTGGTGCATATTCTGGATTAAGTACTACTGATGGTGTATTTAATACTTTTATTGGTGCAAATACTGGACAAGCAAATACTATTGGTGGCTTTAATATATATATTGGTCAAAATGCAGGTCAATCAAGTACAACTGGAAACAATAATGTTTGTTTAGGTATTAGTTCTGGTATATTTAATACTGCTAGTGACAATCTTTTTTTGGGTTCGCATAGTGGATATAATAATACTTCAGGTACTCGTAATATATTTATCGGCGACCACACAGGTGTTGGAAATTACACAGGAAATAATAATACATTTATTGGGTATTATGCAGGTTCTAATAATTATGACAATGATAATAATACTTATATAGGAAATTTAGTAGGACAATTAAATTATGGAAATAATAATTTCTTTCTAGGATATGAGATTATAGATAATCATGTTTCAGGAATACAATCAACATTTTCTAATAAATTTGCAATTTATCAATCAAATACATCAGGTATAACTAGCAATACCACTGCTAATTGTAAGATTTTGATGGGTGGGGATTTTGTAACCGGAACCGTTGGTATTAATACTTTAGAACCAGATAGTTTTGCCGCCGGTAGTATGGGTTCTTATACATCCACAAAATTAGTTGTTGTTGGTAAAGTGCTTGCAAATTCATATATATCATTCACTGGGGCACATAAAGTTAATTTAGAAAATGCACCATCACTTCTTCCCTTAACATCTATTCTAGTAGAGGGTATGATTATGTCATCCACTGGCAAAGTAGATTTACAAAATATTAATAATACTGTTGTATCCGTTCAACCATCTATAAGTATGAATGATAAGGCAGTATATGGTGTATATAGTGGTAGCGAAATAATTTTTGATACTAATAGTAATATTTCTACAACTAATTATTATGTTAATTCCCTTGGTGAAGGTGGTATCCTTGTTTCCAATTATTCTGGCGAAATACAAAATGGCGATTATATTACATCTAGCCCCATTCCCGGATATGGTACCCTACAGTCAGATGACTTAATGCATTCATATACAGTTGCAAAATGCACTGAAAATATTGATTGGGCTACTATACCCGAAAATATACTATGCCCGAGTGATGGTAAAATGTATAAATCTTTATTGGTTGCTTGTACATATCATTGTGGGTAGGGTAGGGGGCATAGGAACACCTATGGTGTTCCGGCGGGATGCATTCGCATCCCTTTTCTAAGCCCCCAATACCCCCTTATTGGCTTGCAGCCAAACCGCTTAACTCACGCTTGCGCGCGAGTATTGAAATTCATTTATTTTTTACACTTTTAAAATTTTTAATTTCAAAATTATATATATTCTTTGGGTTATATATATTCTTTGGGTTATATATATTCTTTGGGTTATATATATTCTTTGGGTTATATATATTCTTTGGGTTATATATATATTCTTTGGGTTATATATATATTCTTTGGGTTATATATATTCTTTGGGTTATATATATTCTTTGGGTTATATATATTCTTTGGGTTATATATATATTCTTTGGGTTAAAATGATAATACTATTTAATTGTTAATATTAAATAGCAATTGTATAATGCAATGGATAATGCAACATCAATACCAATATTAAATACAATACAACGTAAAAAATGGTCTAAACCTGAAAAAATATATTTACCTTTAATTCTAGATGATAATGCAGAAGAAAAACTAATAGATATACCAGAACATAAACCAGAACAAACACCAGAACATAAACCAGAAAATATTATAATTCATAAAATAAGTAAATGGCGATTAAAAACTCATAAATTTGTAAATATATCATACAACAAACTTTCTAAAAAGGATAACAAAATAACAAAATACTAGGTATATCTTTAAACAA